AGGTCACGCAATTGGCGCTCTTTCTCAAGAAGGGCTTCTTGGGCATGGCGCTCTTCTTCAATAGCCTGGAAGCGTGTCTGCCATTCCTTATCAATATTCTGAATCTTGACATTGAAGTCGTCTTCTGCACGCTTAAGCAACTCTTTTGCGCTTAGTTCATCAAACTCACGTTGACGACGAATCTCTTCTTCTTTACGAGAGATCTCAGTTGCTTCTTTAATTGCTTTTTCTCGCTCAGTTGCAAGGACTGTGATTTGTTCTTCCATGCTTTTGTAGCGGCCTTCAGCCTCTTCAATGCGCTTGTAGAGTTTGTCTTTTTCCTGCTTGCGAATGCTCTCCACCTCATCCTCGGTGAATGTCTTACCTTTTTGCGGTGGAGCCACTTGCTCAACTGCTTCATTAAAGGCTGCAACAGCCTCTACGGGAATAAGGATTTCATCATTACTTTGCTTTGCCATAATTTTCTCCTATGTGTTGTTCAGCAAATACTAACTTAACTTGATTTATATAAACGTATTATTTGTCTTCATCAGGGATTCGGCGTTGAGCGAATCTTGCGCCGTATGCCCTGCTAGTCATTTGGTTCATCAATTCCATTTCTACTGGTGGGACACCAGCACCTGGAAGCACTCCGCCCCCTTGGGGACTTCCTGCACTACTAACATTAGCACCTCCAGCGGACACGTTTTCTAAGCCTCCGCCTTGAGGCAATAATCCTGTAGCCATCATTACTGCTTGACCAATTTGTGCACGGAGCATATCCAGTGCACCTTGATCAAGAGCATCATCTCGTAGTTCCTCAAAGATTTCAACCATCTTCTCATTTGGAAACTCTTCACCAAGTAGTGCAAGGGCTCCACGCTTAGACTCAATACCTAAAGCCATCTTTGCCTGCACCTCGTTTAGTTTAATGAGGGCATCTACTGGTAGTGGTTCGGGCCAATGAATAGTGGTCTTATAAGTGTTTGGGTCATTAGGATCAAGGACCAAAAGCATGTCTGGTTCAGGCTGTGCTGCTTGTGATGCGTCATACTGCAGCAATTCAGGTACAAAAACAGATGCTGTCCTAATGATGATTTCGTTTAGTTTTTCAAGACCATTGGTAAAGTGAATCTTTTTCATTTGGTAACGGTTCATCAATGGTTGATACTGGATTGCAAGAGCAACACCTGAAGTGTTGGACACTGGTTGGAACTGTCCCAAGGCTGTTTCAGGTACACCAGTAATTTCATGCATAGCCCGTTTAATCATCTGGACGTATTCAATGGCACCAGCCATTTCACCACGAGATTCAAGGTTAAACACATTGGCTTCTTTAGGAAGACCAGCCCAGACCTTTTTAGGACCACGCTCTAGTTGTGATGCCTTAGCACCAGTGATGATAGTTACTGGGGCAGCATGGTAGTTAATGATGTCTGAAATTTCAGTCATCTTCTCATTGAGTTCACGGTTTAGTTGGATAATGTCCCAAATATCAGACTGACCCCATGGCGATGAAGTTATTGTAATGTTAGGAATGTGGACAATGGGTACAGCACCGATTGGGTTTGCATATTGATCAATCAACTCATCATTAATAAACTGTTGAACTGATTCATCTGTCAAGATCTCTGTAAAGGTATATACCTGACGAGTACCTTCAGGGGATGTACCCCAAAAGCGATACTTAAGTTTAAATCTAAGCAAGCGTTCTTTATCATGTGGGTGATACTCAGGAAAACAGTGAGCAGGGTTTAGCGGGAGGATGCGAATACGCCCAGGCTTAACCATTCCAGTTGGGTCTGTGTATGGTTCATCATAGGCAACTTTGACAAAGCAGTCACCAGTTATAGACGCAAGTTGTCCCATTTGCCAAAGAAGGTAATGCTTATTATTGTGGTTATCCCAAACTTCGTGAAGCAGGTGAGGGATGATTGCTTGGTTTTGCTCAGGAACTTTAAACTGAATGCCCTTACCAAAACAAAAGTTAGTAATGAAATCGGACATGGTTTTGATGTAGTTCATCGTGACATTGTTGTCACCCATCTCACGGCGGTGTGACCAGTGATGTCCTAGATACCAAGCCCACGCAGAGGAATACCTATTGAGTCTTGGTCCGTGAACTTCAAACTCTTCGTCTGCAAGTTCAACCAATCCTAATGGACTGATTGCTACGGTTAAGTCACTAGATGCCGCCCGATAGGACGGAGACCAAAAATCAATAGGCATTTATTACACCTTTTCTAAGAAGAAGAATACTTAAGATGTTACTTCTTTTTTGCGGGTGCGGCTTTCTTGGCTACTTTTTTCTCAACAACAGGTGCTGCTGCCATAGCCTTAGTCGCAACACTCAACAAAAGAGCGGTGTTCTTTGGTCCAATCTTGGTGGACACAATTGAAACAAGGGCTGCTGCGGCAGGAACGGCAAGAGCAATTACTTCTGCCGAAAGGTCACACTTTGCACCTACATATGTAAGGGCACCCAAAACAACACCCTTGAGTGCTGCGTCTGCTGTTTCTACTTTAGTGTTATTCATATATTCTCCTAAGTTGGGGATACCCGATTATACAGGCTTTCGGGTTTTGTTGGTTACCTCATACTCCTGTATGTATGAGTGGTACGGTGGCCCAGTATACGGGTCAAATCGTGCGGCAATGTTTAGGGCTTTAATTGCACTAGTTTTAGCCTGTTGGATTGTTTGCTTCTTATTGTGGGTCAACACCTGCATAGCACCTTGTGCGTATGAAGAACCTGAACCAATGGAGTAAACACTGTTGGCTTCTGAAGCCCATGAATAATCTCCGTCAACAACGTAGATAACTCCGTTAATGGCTACAAGGATGGTTGACCCATGTTCTGCAATGTGGTCTTTATCGTCCCTGTCTGGCATGGAATATCCTTGTGCGTCAAAGCATTCACGGAGTGCCGGGATGAACTTCGCCGTAAAGAACTGGTCAAGTTTCTTCCCTTTAAGGTTCGGTGGCGGTGTCGGCGGTTGGAAGACGTGATGGAGAATGTTGATGGCTCGTACATCTCCAGCAGCGCCAAGTAAATACTTTCCATTAGTTGCTACCTTGCTTGAACCTTCTCTTAAGGTTCCGATATGGGTGGCAAAGCCACCTGCGTCCATTGCTGAAATACGTGAGTCAACACAAACAACTACAAACCCATCACCTTGTACGCCAACAATAGTCGTCATAGTTATTCGGCGTTGTACTCTTTACCATGATACAGAGCCCAACCGTTATAGATGGGGATTACATCATAGGTAAAGCGGTGACTTTGGTCATCTTCGTAAGTAACGATACCAAGACCTTGTTGCCAATTCTCATACCGTGTTAACGGGCGACCGTCAAGATCTACACCCCCGCGTGTGGACGGAATAGCGCCGTCAATACGAGCAAGGCAACCAGGAGAGGCAGCCATGATGGTGCGTGGACCATCATAGTCTTCACGAGTTTTAAACGCTGTTTCAATTCTGTGGATGTGTCCATAAATTACGCTCGTCTTTTCTGAGTTGAGATAAATGTGTGCAGTAGAGCCTGATGACTTAACACGGTCCCCGTGGATGACTCGCAACTTCTCGTTGATCCAATAATCAGATGCTGGATAACCTGGACGGTACTCCACACCAAACTCATCCATGCGACAAAGGTATGGGATAGATAGTACGGGCCAAGAATCTGGAGTGTTTCCTTTTCGTAGACCATATGCCGCACCTGCATTAACAAGTAGGTATTTAGGCATGCGCTCTTCGTGATTTCCTGCAAGCCAAATGATTTTTGCTGTCGGTGCGGCTGCACGCATTTCTGCACAAAACTTAGTTGACCTATCAATTGCTGCTTGTGTTGTTTGAGCATACGAAGGGTATGTCAGGTACTTACCCATCTCTGGAAGATCTAAGTTGTCACCAACACATACGATTACATCAGGTTGGGAATCAATAATAATCTTAAGAGCAACCTGTATTGCCTTCTCATCATGTGTTGGTTCTAGTTCTCCATCACGTCCACGATAATATCCAATCTGAATATCAGGGACAACTACACATGTTTTAAACTGTGTTGCTTTCTTACTTGTCGCCTTTACTGGCGGAAGTTTTATTGCTGGTCCTTGCTTTACTATGGCCCACTCAGGACCAGTTTCCCACTTCGGAGATAACTGCACAGTAGTAGTTGTTTTAGTTTGTACAACTCCGTCTTTATCAGGAGATAACGCATGCCTAATAGATACTTTTTCAATGTTTCCAATTTCATCTAGATCTATATCTTTTGCAACTAATAGATCTGCAATTGCCCCAAGCATCTTTTCTTTACGTTGTTTTATCTCTTGCTCGCTTGCAAGTGTTGTTAACTTATCCTGCAGATTACTCATTAATTACTCCCAAGTTGTTAGGCAAACATAAACATTTACTGTCAGTTCCTTCTCTAAAGCATTCACGTTTTTGGTTAATAGTGTTTCGTGCTATAGAAAAACCCTCATCAATAAGTGCTTGATGAATTGCTGAATTAGATGCTGGACTTTGTAATGCCTCTAATAGCGCTTTGGCTGTAGGTACATCTAGCATCTTATGTATCCTACCTATTGGGCAGGGAGCATCCACTACTTTTGACATTTGGACTAAGCGAGATAAAAGAGTTTCCTCTTCTTCACTACTTTTTGACATGCTTTTTTTCCAGTTTTTGCCGCTCGTGCTTTAGCACTTCAAGTAAGCGGAATAACTCATCTGCATCAGTAGGGCCTCCAAAGACCTTACTCAAGTAATAAGTAATGCTATCAATGTCTTGTACACGCATGCAACCACCTTCATTTGGTCTAGGGCAAATAGACTACCCTACACAGAAGGTTATGTCAACCATCGGCTACTTCAGTCCGAGAAGTTCCTTAACTTTTGGACCAACAACAGAGTCAGCAGCAAGTTTGTTTGCTACCTTAAAAGCCTTAATAGCCTCTGTAGTGCCTTGGTTCATTTGACCATCAATAACACCTTTATAAAAGCCTTTAGCCTTCAATGCTTCTTGTAGGGGTGCATGCCCAGCAGCGGCTGGGGCGGCGGCTGGAGCCTTACCTACTGGTGCAGTAACACCGTTGGCATCCATCCAGGCTTTTACTGATGCTGGGATATTGTCGCCACAGACATAGCGAAGATGCCATGGTTCGCTGGGAACCACTTCCCATGAGAAACCAAACTCTTTAACATTTGCAATAAGCCAGTTGAGGCGCTTTGGCTCAGACGCGGAATGAACGTCACAGGCCAAACCGAGGTTATGCTGCGATTTACCAGGCGTGGCAAGCATCGCCATACCCTTCTTGAGATACCAAGTCTTGCCTTCAAAGGTTTTAGTGCTGGTTCCGTCCACTTTGTCAAGTGTGTAGCGGGTCAAAAATCCAGACTTTTGGCTGTCGTAAGTGCGATATGTATCGCCGCTGCTAGTGGGTTTTAGTTCAACGCCTGCGGCTTTTGCCTTCTCTACCATTGCCATCCATGCACATGCTGCAATCCAGTGCATCTTGCCACCACCAGGAACAGCCTTAAGAAGATTTTCAGGAAGTTTTCCTGGTTCAATACCCTTAAGATCTTTTGGAAGAACTACGGGGACGATATAATCCCAAGCAACCTTACTCATGCAATCTCCTCATCATCTGGAATACCGTTTCCATTTTTATCTTCATTATTGCGACCAGTAGAAATCATCAAACCAGCCAAAGTTCCTGTAATAAACGTTGCAACGCTAGACAATACACCAAAGAACATTTTGTCATTTTCGGCCTGAGCACCGATAGGCTGAGTAACAAATACAAGTGCCCAGAGAACACCGACAGTTGTAATGAGTAGTACAAAGCCGAGCATGCACCCAATTACAAACTTTAAACGGGCATCTAGTTCTGCTGAAGTTAAACGTGGTTTCATGGGGTAACGATCTCCTCTACTGGAAGTGGTTCTATGGATACTGTGTTCGGA